TCCACACACAGGATGTATTGACAGGTAACTTAATACAAGTTTATTCCTGATATAAAATCAGAGGGTGTTCCAATCGGAACACCCTCTTTTTGATTTATATTTCTCAAAATCGATCCTTTTATACAATAGTAATAGATAATAATACAAAAAGTTACTAAGTTGTTTTTAGCAGATACTTACGCGTCAAGCAAGAAGCTATAAATTTATTTTTGCTCGATTATGCAAAATTGTAATAGTTCCGTCTATGTTAACACCAAATATAAAATCAACTAAGTATGCACATTCTTTAGATTTCGCCGTATATTTTTCTGTTGGCAAACCAATACCATAATAAATACTGTCTATTTCATAATCAGAAAGTAAATTATTTATGGCACAGGTATACTGATTATTTTCAATTAGTGCATTGACTTTTTGGTAATCAGGTAAATAAAATCTGTCTTTATTCTCAAAAAATAAAGCGATTTTATTTTTTACTGCGACAATATCAGGTATAATAGAATCTTTAGTCTTTTCTCCAATCACATTGTCGGAATGCAGCACTCGCCCCGTACCGCTTTGCGGAAAATCAAAGCAAATAATATTCCAATAATTACTAATTAATTGCTGTAATAATGATTTCGTTACCTTTTCTTCTGTCATTCTATGCATCCCTCCATAAAGATCCATCAGGAAACAAAATAGCATCTGCAAAATATGAATATACTCGAATATGCTTAACTTTTGAATATGTAGAGCCGTATCTAACCTGCATAAAATATCTAGGAATTTCTTTATTGTCAAGATCAACGTAATTCTTCACCAATAGATTATTACGAGAACAACTTTTTACATCTTTAAAGAAATCTTCAATGGTAGAATTTTTTTCATTATGAATGATGATTGTTTTGTTAACCTCGTCAAGATCAATTCTTCCCCATACCATTACCAGATTGTTTCGCCTATCTTCAAATGTTAAACCTTGACGACACGATAAATAATCTATTGCTGCTAAACAACCAGGATATGGATCACCTCTAAATCCTGCATTTACTTGATATAATACAGTCTTCTTCCTTGATTTTAGAAGTTCACCTAACACATAACCATCTGTTTCATATTTAGAGAGATAATTTATAAGATACTCTGTAGGAATTATTTTCACCGCTGAAAGAGGCGACATTTGTTCAATCACTTTCCCATTTGCTTTAGTAACAAATTGGTTTTGCATATCATTTCGCTTATTTCTTATTACTATGTTACCAAGTAGTCGAGAACGTGCTGGTATAACACCAAATTTTTCTGTTTCGTCAATAATTTCGTTAATTGCATCAACCATATAATGCATACTGTTTGAATTAGAATCAGGACAACCGGGATACTTAACAATGTCCAAATCAAAACATAAACCCTTATCTATAAAGTGGGGAGAGGATTCAGGATTATTACGATATGTATCTATGTCATCAGATGGGAAATAATACAAAAGAGCAGGAATATTATACACACTCATGACACCTTCTAATGCTCTAAAGATAAGTGGATTAATCTCATCCCATTTAGTTTTTATATCGCCACTTTTTTTATCAATTCTTGAAATTAGCTTTCCTTCAGGATAAATGTAAAATGTAGGAACACTATTTTCAACAGCCGCTGCGATCCTCGCAAACCTCTGAAAAGCATTATGCCCAGTCCCTGCCTCCGTTGTTACCTCAATAGAAAATACAGGTTCATTATCCTTTTCAACAATCAGATCTGGGGCATCAAGATAAAGAATCTTTCTGATATGATCAGGCATTGTATGAAACCTTGTTGGGTTATTAGCGTCACTTTCATATATTTTGTTTTTTATAATCTTCGTTTGTCGTGAAAGTAATGTATGGTCAATAATATAATCTGCAAAGCTTTCCGTACTGTACCAAACTCTATACATTATCTTTTCCTCCATTTTTCTAATATCTTCTGCTATTGGTAAGACTATATTGTACACAAGAAGTGGCGGCACAGCATTTCCTGTTTGAACTCGCTCTTGTACTATGCCTCCAAGAAAGACATAACTATCAGGAAAACTCTGTATTCTTGCACGCTCTCGTATTGTAAGTCCTCTAGGCTGTGTCGGATGTCCGAATTGAAATTGTGGACGAATGCCACCAGCCAATTGCGTGGGACTTGGTGCGTTTTCACGCAAACGAATTCTTTGCTTAAATTTAGAATACATAGGTTTTCCTTGTTCAGTTGATGCAATCATATTAATTGTTTCTTGTGGATGATTGGGCGAAATATGATTACTTAGCTTTTTAGGATATGGTATAGTTTCAATTTCACCAATTCCTCTCATCAATTGCTGGTATTTATTTCTTGCAGATTTGGTATATACTATCATTTTTTCGTGATTTCCAAGTTCAGGAAGATCAGAGATTGCATCATAAACGGTTCGATACTGATTTTTAAACTTACCAACAGGAAAAACATATTTACTAGTAAGACCTCTACCTTGCCTAACACCAACAAATATTAACCTCTGACGAATTTGTGGTACACCATAATCCGCTGCATTTAATAAGTTTACAGTTGTGTTGTATCCTAGCAAATTCATATAATTCGTAATTTCTTTTTCAAATCTTCCACCAGCAGTACTCCTCATCCCTGATACATTCTCAAGTATTATATAATCAGGATCAAATTCTTTAACGAATTTCATATATTCTAAAAATAAGAAATTACGCTCGTCATTATCGTTGTGCTTTCTGTTTGCGATAGAAAATCCTTGGCATGGCACTCCACCTGTAATTAAATTTATTTTGTTTACACCTTTATCTTCAAGTAAATGTTTAATGGCTTTAGGATTGATTTTTGTGATATCGCCTAAGCAACCAATTGAATTAGGATGATTATATGACCAAGTACGCATTGCAGGTTCAAAATGATCTATACCAAGGACGGATTCAAATCCAGCCCAAGAACAACCAACAGCAAAACCACCTGCGCCACTAAACAAATCAATCATGGTTAATTTGTTTACATCATGTCTAAAATTATCAAGATTAAAATAAGTGATTTCATTATCACATAAATAAGAACTTTTTTCTACAGGGACATTCTTATCCCAAATGTTTGACATAACTAAATAACTCCTTGCTTACATTAACATTATTAATTAACTAAGTGCCTTAAAACATCATATTTTAATTTAAAAATTACTTTTTCAACGAAAAGAAATAAAGCTATATGAAACTTAACTTTTATTACTGATATAGCTATAAAAATAAATTAAAATTCCCTCACATATACATACGCTGTTCTGTATGCTTCCATCAGTCATCCTTCTTTCCGGGAACAGCCTCCATGCCAAACATTGAGAGTGCTTGATTTACCTTGTCCATACGAACTGTTTCCTTGCCTTGTTCAAGTTCACGAACAAAACGAAGTCCCAGTCCGCTTCTGATTGCAAAGTCCTCTTGAGTGAGTCCTGCTTCTTTTCTTTTTTGTTTAATAAATTCAGCAATTTTATTCATACCATCATTATACACCCTATCGGGTATAATTTCAATATCATATTATCTTAACAGATAAATTATACCCGATAGGGATTGTTTTACCCACTGAATTCATCATTTATACCCGATGAGGTATAATAATAGCAAAAATATAATTAAGCCTAAGCGTTTGCAGAGTGCTTTTTATAAGAATTTATATTCACACAGAAAAATGACAAGCTGAGATTTTTCAACTTGTCATTTTTATTTTTGGTCATGGTTATTTAATTATTTGAATGGTTTTGCAAAGCTGCAAAATTTATTAACATAGCTTGATTAAAATTTTAATCAGGATTTTATGCATTTACATAAGAAATTATCACATTAAGATGTAACGGAAAATCTGCTTTCACACGCTTTTCTATGAGCTTCTTCTCTGCGTCTGTTTTTGTATCCGAAATTTTAATATCCACACGGTTTCTTGTGGGAGCTTCAGCAATTGTAAAATTTTCCACACCGTAACCTCTGACAATTCTTTTGAAATCGTCGGGAGTGCACTTTCCGCCAACCTTCTGCTCAGATATTTTAAGCATTTCCCTTCGTTTTTCAAGCGGATAATCGGCATTGATTTTACCGACAAATCTTTCCCTTTCGGTAATTCCGCAGTTTTCCGCTGTGTCAATAAACAACTCCCGTTCCATAGTTTCAAGCATATCAAATTCCGTGTTCAAACCCTCTGCATATGCCAAAAGTTCCGCTCTGATATTTGATTTTGCCGTAACTTTGTAAAGTCCCGTACTTTCTAATTTGGTTTTCATCGAATCAAAGCTGTTCATCACTTCACCCCAATCGTAACTGTACCGACAGTAAAACATTGCGACTTTGCCACCGTCACATCCTGCATATCCGTGTTCCAGTTGTAGTTGGTTATACAACCCGTGTCAATCAGTCTTGCACCGAGTTCCGACAATCTGAATGTTCCGCCGATAGGGATTGAATTCACATATTCCGCAAAGGCATTTTTGAGCAACTCCTTGACTTCATTGGAAGAATATCCGTCCTCCGCATAGGCAACAACACTCATATTGCAAGCGGTACGCTGGGCATTCGACACAATAACATCAACATTAAGCTCCCTCTGCTTTTCCAAAAGTGACTGAACCTTTGCAACAACATTCGTACCCAATGATGCATCCGCACCCGTGACATAGACATTAACCGTACCTACACCCCTCACTTTGCCGACGGCACTCGCCTTTGCAACACCGTCAACCGTGAGTGCAAGCTGTTCGTAATATGCCGCATTCGTGCCGTTGGAGGTGTTTATATATGTATCTCTTATGCGTTTGCGAAGTTCATCGTCCGTTTCGGCATCGCAACCGCCCGTAAATTTTTCACGGTTTGTAACCGTTTCAATCTCTGTCGGCACACTCACGGGAACAACCGCACAACCAAGCCCGATATTACCGTTACTTCCCGCCTGTTCAGCCTCGGCATAAACACTCACAAGCGTGTTTCCAGCACTGATTTCTTCATCCTCGGTCGTAACAAATCGTATCGGCACAAGGTCGGCAGTAGCCACAACACACCCCTTTGGAATTATAATATCGTGACTGCACGGCTGAGAAATATTGAAGGTAATTTCGCCCGTTGACTTCATCGCCTTTTTGCGTTCAATACCTCTCTGCGATGCGAGTTTATCAAGGCATTCACCGCTTGCGCTCACTGCAAACATCTGTCTTTTCCACCACTCAAGGTTCGTCTGCAGCTTAAAAATCTCGCCGGCAAGCACCTTGAGCCTGATTGCAATGTCGCTCACCTCGTTAAAGCTGTCACCTGTTTCATGCTCATAGGCATTCTTCATTCTGCCGTAAATTTCATCATAGGTTTCCATTTATCTGCACCTTCCTTGTAATATCATCAACCGTAAGGTCAATCGTAATCTGTCTGCCAACCGACTTAACGCTTGCATAGGTATTTTTCATTTTTGCAAGCGATTCATTAGCAAGCAGTTCAATCTGCTTTGCCGAGAGTGTTTTGTCCTGCAAAAGCACCTTTGAACCGAAATTTCTGTCATAGACAAATCCGCCGAGTTTTGCCGAAATGCAAAGCACAGCCTGTTGGAATTTTGCGTCACTCCCCTCAAGCAATACCGTATTACCCGAAGAGCCGATAACGATATCACCGTTTTTAATCATCGTATCCCTCATACTACACCGCCTTGCCGTTGATAAGAACCCTGCCGTCATTTTTCAACACAATACTCGCTCCGCCCTTTGACGAGAGCATAACCTCGCCCTCATCAAGTTCAACATTTTTTGCAAGCACGCCAAGGCTCACTTCACCGTTAGCAAGCGGCAAGACAACCGCCGACTCTCCCACGGGAACAACGCTTGCAAAGCCATACGGCACGCAACATTTTATCCCCCTGTGTTCTTCCGAGGAATCCACCGAAACCGTGTTTCCCGAACTTTTCACACCGCCCTTTTCGGCTTTCGGGGCGGTAATCGAATTTTTAGTTATGTAATTCATCAGCCACATCGCCGTTCTCCTTTCCAAGCACAACCGTTGTGCTTTCACCGTTTTTCCCAAGTAAATATTTAATGCTTTTCACAATCAAGCCCTCTCTTTTTCCGATGAGAGAGTCGTCAATCACAGCCCTTCTGCCGACAACTCCGCACAGACATTCTGCACATTCAAGCATTATTTCAAAGCTCTGCCTGTTGCCGTTTTCAATCATTCTGTCGGCTGTTTTTACCGCATTGTTGTCGAGAAAAGCGTTTACATACCTCACCCTTTTAATCCTGTCGGCAACGCAATTGTTGCTTATAACGCTCTTGTAACCGCCGTATTCCTCGGTGCGTAGTTTGATTTGCGAAATCACCTTGCACGGCTTTATGTACTCACGGAGAGATGTGTAGCCTACTCCGTTTCTGCCGAACACAATCGGCTTTGCACCGCCGTAAGTTCCGCACATCAAAGCAAATCCCGCACCCGTAATTCTCGGACTTTTCCCGTATCTGCCGTTGCAGAATTTTTCAAGCACCTGCCACTCGGTCATGCCCTTTTCAATTTTGATTGTGCCCATAAACGGATGTTCGTCACCGTCATATCCGACAATTCCGAACGGCTTTAAATGCCTTTCAAAAATGAACTTTGCCGCCGGGTTCACATATGTAACAGGCTCTGCCTCATTATCGAGAAGCCTTCCGGCAAGACTTCTTGCACTCAGCCTTACAATCGCACCGTCGGTTCTCACAATGCTGACAATCTCGTCAGCCTGTCCCACAAACACAAGCGACTTGCCGTCATAAGCCTCAAGCATATCGGCATTTCCGAACTTCTCGTCATACGGCACAGTCATCACAAGCTCATCGGCAGGCACATCGACATCTGCCGAAATTTCTGCCGTGAGAACATTTTTAATTTCACACCTTTTGCCGTTTTTATCAGTAAAAAAGTAAGTCAGCACAGCTTAACCCTCCTTGTTCCGAGGTTTTCATCGGGGAACTTAACATCGGGATTCAGTCGCACAAGCTCGTCAATTTTTACCCCTGTTTTGTATGCAATGTCCCACAGGGTTTGTCCGTTTTCACAGTCAAAATATGTAATTACCGTTTTCTGCTTTTTCTCCATAACCTCACGAAACACAAAGCTGTATTCAAGCACATTCGGCTTTGGCTCGCCCTTTATTTCAAGCTTTTCAAACACAGCATAAATGCTCGGCAGGTTTGGCACGGAGAGCACTTCTTTTCCGCTGTTTCTGAACACCTCAAACAGCCTTTCAAACTGTTCTGCACAATCCTCGCCGTACAGCTGTCCCGAACCGCTGATTTTCATATTCTTCCGCCCCATATCCTGAACGGAAGATTCACCGAACGGACTTTTCATTTCTGCAACGCTCCTGTCACATTCAAAGCTGATATTCTGCGGATTGTGATGCCACACATATTCACCGAATTTCATCGGCACCGGTTTCATAGGCTTTTCGCCTCCTCTTCTTCGTCAAGTCTGCGACTGTAACGACGGCTTTCCCTTTCAAGGAATTCACCGAACATTTCGGTATCTTTACCGCCGTTCTCAGACTCCGCAAGCCTGTAAAGTTCGTCTGAATTTTTATCATTCATATAATTTTCCTCTCATAGGCACTGATTTTCACGGTTGCAAGAATACTTCCGCTGCCCTGAGTAACACTTGAAAATTCAAGCACTTTGCAATCCGTGTAAATGATTTTCTTCTTTGCAAGGTCAAGTTCAAGACTCTTAAAGCTGTCACGCTCCAAAAACGGAGTTTTATCCGTAATCTTCATCACAAAGGTAAGTTCCCATTCATTTGAAACAATCCTTTCAACGGGCTTGTCATTGAAAAATTCCTTGATTTCCGTGAAGGAGTTCTTTCTTGTACAGGTTGCCTTTTCAACGCCGCCGAGAATTTTCCCCTCACATTTCAACACGGCATTTCCGCAATTTTCAAATTCAAAGCCGTCCATTTAAACCTCCTCGCAAAGACAGAATTCCATATTAAAACTCACCGTTCTGTAAATTGCGTTCATATCGGGATCAAATTCAATTGACGCCGCCTCGCTGTGGGTAATCGTCTTTTCCGCATCGGCAGTTTTAAGTCCGAGAAGAATTTCACTTACCACTTCCGAAAGACCGCTTCCGTTCTCGGTTGCAGGAGCATACACCCTGATTTCAACTCCGGCGTTGTAACTTTCACCCTTGATAGACGGCGAAAGGTATCCGCCGATATAGCTTTTCTCCGTTGACATATCTCTCACCGACACAACGGCAATCATTCCGTTCACGGGTGACGGTGCTTCATCAGAGCCGTATTCTCTTATAAATCTGACATTTTTCAAAGCCTCATTTACCTTTAATCCTGCAATAATACGGTCAACCTGTTTCTCAATTCGATTCAAAATCATCCCTCGTTTCTTCTCTGTATGCACACAGAACAGCCCTTACATAAATCGGATTGTCCTTCACATAATATTTTTCGCACCTTTTAACAGTATATTTACCGTTTTCACTTTCTATTACGCTTTTTTCCGAATCAAGCAGAACATCGGGCGGTGCAATAAATAAAAACAGCTTTGTTTTTCTCATACCCAGTTTATGCCGTACACTGTCATAATTCTGATTGCTGTTGTATCTCAAAGGTGAAATAAAGGCCTTTGTCCTAACCGATTTACCGCCGTTTTTAACGGTAACATCACAGCCGTATCTGTTTAATATTTTCCCGATAGACGGTGAAATATTCATCATATCACCCCAAGCAAAAATTTTTCTCTGCCGATAAGGTCCTGCGACTTGTCGGCATATTCCCTCCACAGCTTTTCGGCACGGCTTTCGCCGTCCGCAGATGATGAAATTTTCAAATCACCTGCGGAAAAAGAAGAAATGCTGTCATCATTGCAAAGGGAATACAACTTAAACGCGTAAACGGCACACAGGTTTTCAAGTCTTAATTCGTCATCTTCCGAAAGATTTCCCTTCGTAACAATCGAATTAACATACACCACGGCATCGTCAATAATGCTCTTCCATTTGTAAGTTTCAGCACCGTCAATACCGCTGTATAATGCAAAACGCTTTGTAATGTTTGCAATGTTCAAGGCAATCCCTCCTTAACAGCTCATCACCTTTGACGCCTCTGTAAAGATTTTTGAAAAACCGGCGGTACAGGTAACTGCGGCTCTTTCAAGCTGACGGTCAATAAGCTTGTCGTAATCTGTAACAACACCGCCTGCCTGAACCATTTCAAGCGCACAGTTTTTGTCAAGACCGATAATCTTACCGCCCTCAAGCTCAGGAGTGTGAAGAAGGCTTGCACCGAGAGGTGTAATCATTCTGCCCGTAGCCTGAAAATCAAGACCTGCGTTTGAATCCTGAAGCTGAGAGAGCGAAAGAATCTTCTGCATTTCGGGAGTTGACGCAAGAATTGTGTTGAGTTCATACGGAGCAAGCTCTGTCCAGAGCTTTAAAAGGTCCTCATATGTAACCTTGCCGCCTGTTGCAACATTAAGTGTGCCGGCGGGATTTTCATTGCCGTCACCGTTCACAAGCACATCAATCGCATCTTTAAGCTGTGCTCTTGCAATATATGCGCCAATCTGATTGAGTGTTACGGTAAAGAGGTCAAGACGCTGAAAGCGAAGTGCCTCATATGATGCAACAAGCATTCTGCCGCGCTTGTGAAGCTTAACAAGGTTTTCTCTTGTCTTAACCTCAGTCTGCGGAATCTTTGCACCCTCGCCGACGAGTTTAAGACTCTTGTCATCCTCACTCGGAACAGATGCAATACTGCGGTAATCCATACCCTCAATATCTGTCACGGTTGCCACAAGATTTGGGAGAATATCCGCTCTCTCCATGCCCTGCATAACGGCTCTGCTCACATATTCGGGGAAAAGTGCCGCAGAGTTTGAACTCTGAAAAAACTTTTCAACGCAGTCGCTGTTTCTGCCCTTCACCTTAATGTCAAAGCGTTTGAGCTGACGGGAAAATGCGTCAAGTCCCTCAAGTGCAGTACCTCTGTAATTTTCTGACGGATCAAGCTTTTCAAGTGCGCCCGAAATTCCGCCCTTTGTCTGATACATACCCTTTTCAATTGTAATATTTTCAAAATTTGCCATAATATCTTCCTCCCCTTATCAAAGAATAAATCCGACTGATGTGTCTGTTGAGTCAAGCACAAGGTACTCTCTGCCGGTTGTTGTAACCGACACGCCGCCGACTGCCGTTGCAGAAAGCTTTTTGTAGCCGACGGCGATTTTCTTGTCGCTCTTAACCTTTACATAGCCCGAAAGCTGAACAACCGCATAACCGCCTCTCACGCTTACGCACACACCGCAAAAGTTCTCGCTTGCGTTACATTTGGCAACAGTACCGTTGTCCTTCATCTTAACAGGCACGCCTGCCTCCGTAATTGTTTCGTCTGCAATAAATGTTGCGGCATTTTCGCCGAATCCGTTAAAATTTACATTCATAATAATACCTCCGTTAAATACTGAACTGACCGTTTTCCACGGTGTTATTTCTCTTGTCCTGCTTGCAGTAAAGCTGCGGAACAGGCTCAAAAGCTGCTTTCTTTTTCTTTTCAAATGCTGACTTAAATTCTCTGAGCTGTTCAATTGTCATGCTCTTTGCAACGCTTTCCATTGTTTCCCCCGAAATGTCAGGCTGAACAAAAGCGGCAAGTCCCACAACATCACGGGTAAGACTTTCACGGTACAGCACACCGTCCTTCGCCGACTTTTTAAGCCCGTCAATATATTCGCACAGTATTCTGCTGTCGCTCTCATCAAGTGTAAAAGCCTTTTTGTTTTCAATGGCTTTAAGAATTTTCTCCATATCATTTTCCTTTCCAAAAATTTTGTGACCTTTCGTAATGCCTGCCCTCTTTTGTGACGGCACGGCAACAAAGCTCCATTCGTATGCGTCATACGGGTTCACAAGTTCACCGCAACAAAGCTTTGAGCTGTAAACCTCGCCCTTTTTGTGAGTACACATCGAAATGTCCTCACCGCACACATTGCACACAACCCTGTCAACGGCACAGCCAACGCTTACTTCCTTGATAATTCCGCTGTCAATCGCAAGGATAATATCCCTGTTGCTCTCACAAACGGGAAGATATGCCCTTGCCTTGAGCCTGTAGTAATCGTCACCCAAAGCCGTTTTCTGACCGTCAATTTTCTCAACCTTACAGCTGAAAATTCTTGCCGTCTGATTTTTGGCGCTCGGATTGTGGTCAATAATTCCCGTCTTGCCGACAAAAAGCTTTTCAAGCTCATAAAGCGAATCTGTTGTAAAGCGTTCGCCGTCACGGTCAACATCGTTGTCACACAGCACAACCGAAAACGCATACACCTCATTTTTTGCAAGATTTCGCCTTGTAAAGCGGTTAATCAGTTCGAGTTCATCATCGCCGACAGTCTGATTTTCACCGTCAACAACGCCCGAAACACCGCTTTTAATAAGTTTGTTATCCTTCATTCTGCACCTCCGCTCCAATCTGTCTTTCAATGTTCATCGCATTTGCATTGTTAAGTCTTGCCTGAGAAAGCTCAACCGCATCCTGAAGATTAATCTTGTCCCACTCAATCTTAAAGCTGTCGTTATAACCGCACATTTTAAGATGAGCCGACACAATTTTTGTAATCACGGGTTCAAGCACGGTGCGGTAGTAAGCAAGCTCGCTTGTAAGAATATCCGCCTGCTGTTCGCTCATTCTCTCCGTACTCGACCACGAAATGCCGAGCAGAAACGGCGGAATACCAAGCTTTGCGATAATCTGCTCAAGAATATGCCTTACGGGAATGTCGCAGTCGGGCATATCGCTTTCAGCGCCGATAACCTTAATGCTGACATCGCCGACCGACACAAAATCACACACGCTGTCGCTTCTCATCGCCTTTTTCCACTCATCGGCAACCGCCTGTGCATTTTCTCTGCTCACAGCCGAACCGTTTGAATCGGGATTGAGAGTAACCGCAAAACGAATATCGCCAACCCTCTCCCAGTTTGTTTTTACCGACTCAAAAATCCTCAAAAGTATTGAGCTGACAAACGGCAGACCGCTGAGTATGGAAGTGCCGCACACAGTACCCGGCTTTGGATTAAGCAGTGTTGCAAAAATCCTTTCCGGATGCTTAGGTTCTTCGGCTGTACCGTTGCCGAGTGTGTAAACCGCAAGCTTCAGCGGAGAAGAATCCGCTCTGATTTCAACATCGTCAAGGCTTGCATTGTACAATGCACAAATTCCTTCACCGTCACTATCGGGAACAATCTCACCGACCGCCTGTCCGTAGGTGAGAAGCGAATCAAGATAGCAAAGCACAAAACTTTCAAGTCCCATCATTTCACCGTTTGTGCGGACATTTTTAACAAAGCTGTCGGCAATCTTCTGACTTTCAGCCGATGAAGTCACAATTTTGAATTCGCCGATAAGTCTGATAATTTTGCAGAGTGCCGCATCAATAATCGGCACAGACTCACGCAAAGTTGTGTACAACTGCCTTTCCGTTCTCGTCTGAACGGCAAATCGTGAGAAAATCGGAGAATTATTTCTCGTTTCTCTCAAAACGGTCTGCACCGTCTTTATGCTCTCGGTCTTTTTACTTTTTCTGCCAAGCCTCAAGCTGTTTCCTCCTGTCTTTTGGTTGCAACGGCAAAGAATCCGTCACAACCGTAAATTTTCGTAGCGACAAAATATCTTATGTCGTCCATTGCATGGTCGTTTTCCTTAACAGGTGCGTCACTGCGCCCCGAGCCGTCCCAACGGTAAAGCGAAAATTCCCTTCTTGCGGCTCTGCAATTTTTGCAGATTCTGATTTTTCTGTCCTTCAAAGCCTGCGAAGTCTGTCTTATGCCGTTGATAACATTGTTTTCAGCCGACACAACCGTGTATTTTCCGTGCCGTCTTATAACCTCAATAAAGCTTGCGGCAGACGGATCGACAATCACACATTCAATTTTCCGCCCGTCAATCAGCTTTTCAAGTCCGTCATAATGCTCCTCGTCGGTCTTTTGAAAGCCCTGAGTGCGTGAGTTGAAGTAGTATTCGTCAACCCTGTACCACACACCGTTTTTTCTGCCCCACAAACCGAATGATGCGGGATTCACAGTACCGTAATCGCACGATACCGCCCAGCTTTCAATGTCTGACGGAATATCGCAGTACATCCTTTCATTGTCCATAAACGGATAAACCGCACCGAAAACGGCTACCCATCTGCCTTTTACGAACCTCTCGTAAAACACACCCGAATACAGACTTTCATACCTCTTGATAACCTCGGGCTTCAAAGACGGGTTGTCCTGCATTGTAAAGTGCAGATACAACGCATTTTTGTCACCGCACTTTTTAATCCACTCACGGTAGAACCAATGCTCAGGAAATTCGGGATTGCAGTTAAACCAAAATTTTGAACCCGACACGGAACATCTCGCCAATGCCTGTTCAACGAACGACCTCGGCATCAACGCAACCTCGTCAAAAAGCACACCCGAAAGCGTCATGCCCTGAATGAGCGATGCGGATGACTCGTCCTTGCCTCCGAAAAGATAAAACCTGTTCATCACTCCGTTAACGCTCACGGTCAAAATATTCTGCGACAGTTTTTCTTCACACTTAAAACCGAGTGATTTCAAAATCGGAATCACGGGCGTAATCATATTTCGCCTTAAAGAACGGATTGTCTTTCCGCAAAGTGCAAAGTCCGAATTAGCAAAATCGTAAAAGCTCCACAAAATGAACGACAGCGACATACAAAATGTCTTTCCGCTGCGCACAGCACCGTCACAGATGATTGCGTCCCTGTCACGAAAAGCCGACTCCCTGTTCCACCACGAAAGCACGGTAAGCTGTTTTTTAGAAAAAGCTTTAATTTCCATTTTCCCTGTCAT